CTTGCCAAGCAAGTGGTCGTGGGTTCGATCCCCATTCTCCGCTCCAATTTGCCCTATTAGCCCAACTGGTAGAGGTGTCGGTCTTAGAAACCGAAGGTTGTAAGTTCGAATCTTACATAGGGCACCAGTTTTGTCAGAATAGCTCAGTTGGTAGAGCGTTCGCTTCATACGCGAATGGTCGTAGGTTCAAGTCCTACTTCTGACACCAATATGCTACAGTCGGTGTTGTTGGGAAACACAGATCGACAAGACTAGGACGCCGTTCGAATCGGAGCTGTAGCACTTGCTGTCTTAGTGTAATTGGTAAGCACCCGAGTTTGTGGAGCTCGGAGTTTAGGTTCGACTCCTAAAGACAGTGCCATATAGTTATAGGAAGGCTGCAGAGACGGTGGTTCTGCGACGGACTGTAAATCCGTTCCTTAAAGGTAACACTGGGGGTTCGAATCCCTCCCTTCCTACCATATTTTACCAGATTAAATTTTGCTTCGGTAGCTCAGTTGGTAGAGCACGAGATTGAAGATCTTGGTGTCGGTGGTTCGATTCCATCCCGAAGCACCATTATGGAGAGTTGGCTGAGTGGTCTAAAGCAGCGGTTTGCTAAATCGTCCTACCTTTATCGGTAGCATAGGTTCGAATCCTATACTCTCCGCCATACTAAATAGTAACATATCGCTGAAGTGTTACGGTAGCACATCGGTCTCCAAAACCGAGAGCGTGGGTTCGACTCCTACCAGCGGTGCCACTTTATGTTGTTAGACGTTTTACTATATCGGATACGCTAAGGATTTCATTCACTTGATTGATTCCGTGTCCGATATATAGATGTCCTCCAGCACCCTTGACGCCTATTTCAAGACTATGACTAAAATTATCATCGTCCGGTCCATCGTGTTCTTTAATCACTATGGCGTTCAAGCCAAGACCAGATTTGCCGATAACTGTTATATCTTTACTCGTTTTAGATATGAGCAATTGTTTAGTTTCTGGGTCAACCTTAGATTCGCTCGATAGAGCGAATATCGTACCTATACCAACTGCTGTTGCTCCAGCTTTTATACAATCATGTACATCTTTTGAAGTGGATACTCCACCCGAAGCTATGATGTGAACTGTTGGATATCTTTTCTTAGCTTTCGTTATCAATTCAACTAAGTCTTCGTGCAACGGAGACACTTTACCAGCGCCTTTAGCACATTTGACTATTATCGCATCAATCACTTTATTCTTAGCTAAGGCTTCGGAAATAGGTTCGATAGGATAAGCAAGACATTTCACAATTATCTTACATCCTGTCGTCTTAATCTTCACAAGATTGTTGATATAACTTTTTAAATCATATGAACCTTCCTTTAAACGTTTATCTATTTTTAAATTGCGGATCTGATTTCCATAGTAAGGAAGAATTTCAATATGTGTGATACTAAAAAGTTCTATCATCTTGAACATTCGTTCGTAATGAGTTTCTAAAAAAATATCAGTCATGCTCACAATTATGTTACAGTTGCCAACTAGAGATTTAAACTTCAATATGTCTTTTACAAACTTTTCTTCTCGAAAGATTTTCCCTTCGTCTGCGCTATAAGCTACCATGATGATACTTGGCAAACATCCAGCTTTCGCTACCGCGATAGCTAAATCAATGTTCGATACTCTGTTCATAGGAAGACAGATTATCGGATTTTCGTAACCTAAAAATTCTCTATGACTCATACAACTATATAGCAGTGATATGATTAAGAATATGAATCTAGATGAAGTGCGTGATTTTATTCGTGATACTTCAGAATCAACTTGCATCTACATCGGAGCTGACAGTGAGCGATACTGTGGAAAAGATGATCTGTGGTATGCTGACTACACGCTGGCAGTCGTAATCCACTATGAAGGATCACGCGGATGTAAGGTGTTCGGCCGCGTAGAAACAGAACGCGACTACGATCAGCGCATGGACAGACCAGCATATCGCCTCATGAACGAGGTATATAAAGTTGCGCAGCTTTATATGGATTTGGCTGAAGCTATCGGTGATCGTCATGCTGAAGTTCATCTAGATATCAATCCCGACATTATCCATGGCAGTAGCTGCGTCGTTCAGCAGGCTGTTGGCTACATCAGAGGAACGTGCAACGTGACTCCTCGTGTTAAGCCAAACGCATTCGCGGCTTCTTACGCCGCTGATAGGCTAAAAGAAATTTTGGCTACATAAAGTCCTTGACAACTGACTCCCCATAGCATATAATGAATAATGTAATGAGGGGTCAGTTATGGCTATTTTACCTATCTACTACACCACGACCAATATGCGTAAGCGTAAGTCCCGTAAGCCAACACAGGCTATGATTGAGTCTCAACGTCTTACTCAAGAGCTTCTGGCTAAGGTTGGATATCGTAAGCCAACAGAGTCAGTCAAGAAGTTTTCATACTCACTCTCAGTAGAATCTAACGCAGCTCCCCTATCCAATACCATTCCTGGCGGTGTAGCTGCGAAGCGTGACTTGCGCACTGAGCACAAGTGGAAGCGCGACTGCGAGGAAAAGCCCGAGACCATTCGTGCTATCGAAGAGAAGGCTATGCGTGTTGCTCCTGCATACAATAAAGGTGCAGTGCAGTATATCACAGACCAAACTGATGCTAAGTATATCGGAAGGAAGATATGATGTGGAATAAGAGTGAACTCAGTGAGATGCTTCGCAATCGCAGACTTGAGGTTTCTTTCATTAAGAAAGATGGATCTCTTCGTGTTATGAACTGCACGTTGCTGGAGAAGTATCTGCCTACGAACGATAAAGAAACTACGAAGAAAGAAAACGATTCTGTCCTATCCGTTTGGGATATAGATAATAATGGATGGCGTTCGTTTCGCCTGGATTCGATTACTGAAGTGAGGATTGTGATCAATGACTAAACTGAATATCTCTGGACTCAAGGAAAGCGCAACGAAGGCTAAGGATCTTGAGCCAGCAAAGAACGGAACGTATGCGCACATTGGTTCTAAAGGCGGAACCGAGCAGATGTTCGAAGGGCTTATGGCTCGACTGCCTACAGAACTGACTGATCAGTTCAATATCATCTGCTCGCGCGTGCGCGAAGACAATGTAAGCACTACAAAGAAAAACATTCTGTGGCTTCACGATACGTTCGACGATCCAGAGTCGCAGCACTTGAAGGATGCTAAGAGCCTTGACAGATTCGAGAGACTCGTATTCGTATCACACTATCAGCAGTCTACTTACAATCTCGGACTTGGAGTACCATACGACAAGGGTATCGTTCTGCAGAATGCTATCGTTCCTATCGAGCAGCATGAAAAGCCTAAAGGCACGATTAACGTAATCTATCACACCACACCTCATCGCGGACTCGAGCTTCTCGTTCCTGTTGCTGAGTTCCTGGCTGATCGTGGCGTAGACTTCCATCTCGACGTTTACTCGTCGTTTGGTATCTATGGATGGCCTGCTCGCGACGAGCCGTATAAGGAACTGTTCGAGCGCATCAAGCGCAACGGCAAGATGACCTATCATGGATGGCAACCAAACTCTGTTATCCGTGAAGCTCTGAAGAAAGCGCATATCTACGCATATCCTAGCATTTGGCCAGAGACTTCTGGTATCTCAGTGATCGAGGCTATGAGTGCTGGCTGTAATGTTATCTGCCCAACGTTGGCTGCGTTGCCTGAAACTTGCGCCAACTTCGCTGTTCAGTATGGTTGGACGGAGAACAATAACAAGCACGCCAATATGTTCGCTGGCGTCTTGAGCATGGTCATCAGGGACTACTGGGCAGAGCACAATCAGGAACGCCTCAGGTTCCAAAAAGCCTACTTCGACAACTTCTATAATTGGGATATTCGTGCAGCCCAGTGGCGGGATTTCCTCAGCTCGATGGCAAACAAGCCTTGACAATCACCCTCACCTGTGGTATGATAAGTTATAGTGAAGGAGCGATCTATGGCTAAGAGTCTACTGTCGGTGAAGGCAAAGAAACGTAAGACTATTCTCCCACGCGGTGTCGATGCCAAACACTTTGGTGAAGAGCCGACTTGGGAGGATATCAGTTTCTTGAGTGATAGTGAACTGCGGGCTAAAGAAATGTCTGCGTTCAATTGGTACAACTATTTCTATGAAGCGAAGACTGGACGTAAGTTCATCGTCGAGTTCATGGAGTCAGTGAATATGCCTAAAGTCGCTGTTAAGGTATTCAGTCGACTGCCTGACGCACAGATCAACAGCACGACTGCAGCCATGGCTCGCATGTATATCATGGGTTGGGAAGATGCTGAGAAGCGCAAGAAGATTGAGTCGCGCGTCATGGAGCTGTGCCGCAAGGGTGCGAATCTAGTGGAAGAAGATCAGAAGCAGGCTGCCGCTAAAGTGAACGTGCCTCTAAAAATCAACACGAACGAGCTGATCACCGACATCGAGCAGATGATCGATCAGGAAGCGGAATCGCTGACAGGTTTCTACGAGTGGCTGAAGAATCGCAGCGCAAAGCCTACAGACGTGCGCGGAGTCATCGACTACTATGCTGGCTGGTTCCAAGAGCTGAACGAAGCATCAGAGCGCAACGCTGATCCGCAGCTGAAGGAAGCGTATTCGTATCTCACTAAGAAGCAGCTGAAGGAACGAGTCGATCTGTTCGCTGGTATCATTGCAGACTGCGAGTCGTATCTTTCCAACAGCCGCAAGTCAGTTGTCAAGAAGCCGCGTAAGACTAAGCCTAAATCAGCTGACAAGGTTGTATCCAAGATCAAGTTTCAGAAAGAAGATACGAACCTCAAGATCGTGTCTATCGATCCTGCGAAGCTGGTTGGTGCTACTGAGCTCTGGGTGTTCAACACCAAGTATAATGTGTTGGCTCACTACGTCGCAGGAAATGGTGGACTCTCGCTGAAGGGGACTACCCTCCAGAACTTCAACGAGAGCTCACTACAGAAGAAGCTGCGTAAGCCTACAGACGTCTTGCCTAATATCACAGGCAGCACAGCTAAAGCAGCAGAACGTGCATTCACCTCACTCAAGACCAAAGAGAACGCTCCCAATGGACGAATCAACGAATTCTGCGTCATCCTTCGCGCAGTCAAGTAATGTAGTGCGCTTCCCTAAGAAGAGCGTTCGTCTCGTTTCTCCAGTGGAGGATGATGCTGCTCGTGAGGCTACGAAACGAGCATATGTCGATGAAGTCACTGACGCATATGCTCAACATATCGCCAATAAGTTAGGGCAGCAGGGCTTCGACATATTCAACAAGGATTTCGACAAACACTTTGGCTTTACCGTCGAAGCCCTACGCTCAACCCTACTGATGACCATGGATCTAAATCATCCGTTTCAGGAAGTCGTAGAGCATACAGTCAAAACCATAGCGGAGTTGTCGCCAGATAATGACGACGACGAGTTCGATCCCGCTTGACAATTACGCATAGATAGTATATGATACTATCATGCAATGGAGTTCGTTATGATTCTCGTAGATTTCAGCCAGGTCATGATTTCCAATATCATGATGCAGCTGGTTAACAATGAAAGCAAACTCGACGAAGATATGGTTCGCCATATGGTTCTGTCGAGCATTCGTTTATACAAGCGCAAGTTTGGTGCTGAGTATGGCGAGATCGTTATCTGTGCCGACGGTCCTTCATACTGGCGCCGAGAGATCTATCCCCACTACAAGGCGGGGCGTAAGAAAGCTCGCGAGAAATCCGCGCACGATTGGTCGACTATCTTCAATGCGCTGCACAAGATTCGCGACGAGATCTCAGATAACATGCCGTATCCCGTGTTGCGCCTCGAGCGCGCGGAAGCCGACGATATCATTGGAACTCTGTGTCACGCCTACGGTCAGCACGGTGTAGTGAATGAGAAGATCCTTATCGTCTCAGGCGACAAAGACTTCGCTCAGTTACAGAAGTATGATAATGTTGCTCAGTACTCACCCATCGCTAAGAAGTTCATCACGCCCGACGTGAATCCAGAACGTTTCAAGCAGTATCACATTCTGCAAGGCGATAGCGGCGACGGCGTGCCTAACTTCCTGTCTGCTGACGATACGTTCGTAGCTGGTGGTCGTCAGAAACCTCTTCCCAAAAAGAAACTGGAAGAGTGGACGCTCATGCAGCCAGAGCAATACTGTCAGGGTGAGATGTTGCGGAATTATCACCGTAACAAGATTATGGTCGATCTCGACTGCATTCCTGAGGATTTGCAGTCAAACATCATGAATGCGTTCACTACATATAATCGTAATCCTCGCAGCAAGATCTTTAACTATTTTGTTGAACACAGGCTTCGTCAGCTGACCGAAGCAATCTCGGAGTTCTAATGCCAGTCGCTCGTTATCGTAAGAAGCCATCCGTCATTCATGCAGTCAAATGGACTGGTGTGAACACTGATGAG